CGGTCAAGCACCAATTTAAAACTGGTGGGTTGTAAATAATTTATGTTCGTAGTGAGTGTAGCCATACTTTTATTTATACAAAAAAGAGGGGCTTCCGAAGAAGCCCCGAGTTTCTAAAGGAGAAACATTATTGTTATTTTATCTATTAGAATCAGGCGAGGATATTATCCACACGGAAGATTCTGTAGTATTGGTTAGTCTTAGCTGCAGCAAGACCGTCAGCTGGAGTAGCACCAACAAATGGGTTTGAAGCCATGCCGTAGCGAGTCTTGAAACCAATCTTAGGCTGGAACGTATCTTCTCCAACCGCACGAACCATTGTGAGTGGTACGTATGGGCAGTAGAAAAGACCAGCGTCATATGGGTTAGTACCCTTATAACCAACTGTAACATAGTCAGCAACTGCATAAGGATCGATGTAGACACGAGTACGTCCGTTCAGTACACCAGCAAATGTGTTACCAGTGTCGTCAACATTCAAGTTAGTTGACATACTTGGAGCATAGTCGAGCATACCAGAAGCTGCAAGAGCAGAAGCAACATCTGAAGAACAGATGATGAAGTTACCCTTACCTCTACGAGTTTCTTTAGCGATCGCGTTTGCATCTCTTTCGATCTGCATGATCAATCCCTTGAACTTCTCAACTGACCAACGGCCATCAGCGTCAAGAGACAAGTTAAAGATACCCTTAGTATCGATACCGTCATTACGAGCACCGAACTTAGCTTGTGAGTTAATAGTACGAATTACTTCGCGATTGATTTCAGCCAAGATCTCAGTTGACAGAATGTTTGCCAACTCAGTTTCAGCGTCAAGACCATGAATCGCTTTCAAGTCTTGCGCCAATTCTAAGCTGTATTCAGCCTTGAGTGCACGTGACTTAGCAGTAACAGTTGCTTTTTCAATGGTGAAACCCATTTCAGCAAACGCTTCTGAACCAGATGAACCGAGAGCTTCAGCTTCGCCTGTAGTGTAAGCGTCACCAGTTGTTGGTACATAAGTAGACTGTGAATCAAGCAATGAAGAATCATTGTCTGTATCAGAAACACCAGCAAGACCAGAAGGACCTTCAGCACCACCAGATGTATCAGAAGAATCACCTGAGTAGTTAACAAGTGCTTCGTTAAACAATGCTTCAGTCGCCGCACGAGCTGAGTCGTTAGCATAACCAGTAGCACCAGCCTTAGTAGTAGCGTAGCGAGCCTTCATAGCAAAGATCAAGCCAGTTGGTCCAGTCATAGGCTGAACACCACACACGTCATATGCCATCAAGTTAGGCATTGCACGACGTACGAGTGCAATCAATACTGGGTTCCAGTTGTCAGCTGATGTAGTAGCGTTGCTTGGCGCTGCTTCAGTCAACATTCCACCTTGAGCGGCTTGCTCTTGGAAAGCTTTTTCTTGGTTTTCGAGAATCGCAGCTGTAACAGCTTTGCGATGCGCGTCTTGGATCTTACCAGCATCTTCGTTATCGAGGACTGGGGACCACTTTTCGATCAAACGATCATATGATTCCATTTTGGAACTCCTTGTTTCTTATTTTGAGGTCTTTGAAAGAGCTTTCAGATACATATCCATTGATCCAGAAGTGACAACCGGAGAATCTCCGTCTTCTTCTGTAGCAACGAATGCAGCTTCTGTTGACTCTGTTACGTCTTTCTTGAAGTATGATTCTTTGACAGTTTCAACTTTTTGTGCAAAAGTTTCTTCATCTTCGAATTCAACATCTTCAACGAGTGACTTAAGTTTTTCTACCTGAGTTTCTGCAAGTCCACGAGCAGATTCACGAATAATTGAATCACGCTTATAAACTTCCAGCTCTTCAGACAGCTCGATAGCTTTAGCAGTTGTAGCATTCAGAGACTCTTCGAGCTCTTCAACTGTATCTGCCAAATCGTCTACTAGGTCGACTTTAGCTTCTGGTACTTCGATGTAAGACTCTTCGAATAGACCTTTCAGACCATTCATGAAGTTCTCAGCAATTTCAGCACGTAAGCCAGACTGGATAGCGACAGCATTGTCTTCCATCCACTGTTCAACAACGTAGTTGAGGTACGAATCGACTTTTTCTACGAGGTCAGTTTTAGTAGAAGAAATTTCTTCTGCTAATTCTTCTTCGTACTTCGCTTCAAGACGATCAATTTCTTCAGACAGCTTAGACTTAATAGCTGCTTCGAAAATTGTTTCTGCCTTTGACTTAAACTCTTCTGACAAAGTAGCTTCATCAGAAATTAACGCATTTAAGTCTTGAGAGAAGTCTGCTTCATACTCGAATTTAGGAGCTTCTGATGTGTATCCTTCCTCAGACTCGTCAAACTCTTCAGCCATCATTTTAGAAAGCATGACACTAAGGTCTTCTTTTTTGGCTTTAGACATCATTTGATAAGCGGCATTAATCATACCAGCTTTGGTCTTAGGCATTGGATCCTGCTTAGTGTTATCACCTTTACGCTTTTTAGCGGTACCAGTGGCTTCACCAGCCTTGTCAACAGATGCTACTGATTGAGCTTCAGCATTCTTAGGATCGTGTCCTTGAGCTTCCATGATTTCGTTCTCGTCGTCATAGAGCTCAACTTCGTGATCCATATTTTGATCTTCAGTCATGTTGACTCCTTATTTTTTTGATTTGAGTAACGAGAGGAAATTCTTAAACTCACGAACCTGTACCTCATAGAGATCTTTTCGTGGAGCTTTCTTAATTTCAGTCTCCATTCTTTCAATTGTTTGAGCTTCGATGATACCGTTATTCCATACCCATTCAACACCTTCCATAACTCCATTAACAAAAGCATTCGGTGCAGATGGATCCTGAACGATATCTACAGCATTGAGCATGAAGTCAGGACCGACCATCATTGCTCCACCGCCACGCTGCAAACTTCCCATACCACGAGTTGAAACGCCAACCCTAACGCCACCATCGAGAAGACCTTCAACGATCTTACCCATAGGAGTGTTCAGAATTGTCGCCTTTCCTACAACATCGTTTCCCTTCCAATCAAGGGATTCGATCTTGTGTGAAACTTTATCTAGGTTAACCGTTGGCCCTTCAGGGTGATTTAATT